TATGAAGGCAAGAGGAAGAAAAATTAAATACTATAAAGTTCCTAGCCAATGGGTTGAAGAAAACATGATGCATATAAATTATTTTGCATATCTTTGTAATCCAAAGCAAACAGCATCGAAGTTGGTTGCTAAGGCTGAACTAGAAAATGTTGAAGTTGGAATTTTTAGATACTAGGGGGAAGTATGATTGTAAGTAATTTAGAAAAGATGGAAAAGATTGTAAAGGGTAATAGCAATCTTTCGTGGATTGGATGGGATGTTGTAGATCTAAAGAGATCTGATTCTGCACGTACTGCCGTTAACGGTGTGAGAGTAAAGGGCCTTTGGTACATGCAAAGAGTTTATAAAGTCACTCGTAATGGATGGGACATTCCAAACAGATATAGGGACTAACATGAAACAACATCTATGGAAAGATGATGCACAATGTTTAGGCTCTGATACAAATATATTCTTTGATCAATATGAAGAAAATATAGAGAGTAGAGCGTTTGTTGATTCTCTTTGTCGAACTTGTCCAGTAGCAAAGACATGCTTTGCAGTTGGCGTATCTGGCAAAGAGTGGGGTGTTTGGGGCGGTATCTACCTAGAAGGTGGAGAAATATCAAGAGAGTTTAGTAATCATAGATCAAAGCAAGAATGGTCTTTGACTTGGCAATCATTAACAATGGAGCAGTAATATGTGGTCATGGGTATTAGCGGTAATAGGTGTAACTGGAATCTTCTTTGTTGGTCGTAAGACCATTTGGGGATGGTTTGTACTACTATTTAATGAAGTCCTATGGATAGCATATGCATTGATAACTGATCAGTATGGATTCATATTTTCTGCATTAGCATATGCAGCGGTATACATTAAATCATATCTCCATTGGAAAAGAGAAGAGTAATGTATACAGATGCAATGCGTAGGGCTTTTCATTCGGTTATACCACCAAAAGGTTTTGGAGTAAACTTAATTGATAACGAACATTTTCTCACTATTAAGTTAGATGAAAAGCATTTTTCTGGACTTGTTCATGATGATAAGATACAAGCATTGCAGTATGTAGTAAAACTAAAGAATGCACTTGAGATGGAAGGTGCAATTGTTTTAGTTACCAGAGAGGCGCTTCCTAAGTGACAATCTTTATATCTATTGCTAGTTATAGAGATCCTGAATTGGAAAGAACTATTCATTCTGCACTAGATAATGCAGCAAATCCACAAGACTTACACTTTGGTGTATTTCTTCAAGAGTTTGAAAAGTTTGCTCCAGACCTGTCTTGGGTTCCAAATCTTACATTAAAAACAATACATCCAAAAATGGCAAGAGGCGCTGGATATGCAAGAGCACAAATTGTATCAATGTATTCTAAACAAGATTACTTCTTACAGATTGATTCGCATACAATATTTGAAGAGAATTGGGACTTGCTTTGCATTCAACAATATAAAAAGTCCCAGGAATTATCTAATAATGATAAGATAATTCTTTCATATTTCCCTCCACCATTTTATGTGGAGCCAAATAACACAATAAGCATTATTAAAAACTCAAAGACACAACCCCCATATCCTACAAAACAAAAGCCAATGCTGACAAAGCGTGGAGAGTGGACTGCTGAAAGAGTCAAACTATCTAATAAAAATCTTCCAGAACAATCTACAACAATTCTGGCAGGATTTGTATTTTCTAGTGGAAAACTTATAGAAGAGGTTCCATATGATCCAGAGATTAGTTTCTTTGGTGAGGAACTATGTTTTGCAGTAAGGGCTTGGACTAGAGGGTGGGACATCTATTCTCCATGTGTAACAATTATTTATCACTTTTATACTCGTGAGGGCTATAGCAAGGTTTGGAAAGACAGAAACCTTAGAGAAATCTCATGGAAAGAACTAGAGGCTCTGTCAAAAGAAAAACAAAAAAGAGTTCTATGTGGCCTTGAAAACGGTACATATGGTGTAGGACAGCAAAGACCAATAGAAGATTATGAAAAAATAACAGGCTTAAACTTTAAAAAAATGTATAGCATGGCTAGTGATACAATAGTATTGAGAGAAAAGGATTAGTATGAGAATCATGGTGATAGTACTTAGTTTAGTTTCAATATCTTTTTGTGTTGCATATTTTTCAACACTAAAGAGACTTAATTCTATAAGTAAGGCTTTTGCACAGATGGTCGTCCTTAACTCAACTATGCAAGAAGCATTTGAGACAACTCTTCAATCTCCAATTAACAAAGAAGATCAAGACATTCATAAGGAAAACTTTATTAAGTTTCTTTCTGATTCCCGTGACTGGGCATTTGAGTACATCGAAGATGTACAGAAACAACTAGAAAGTTTTATTAGAGATATTGAACCAGAAATAATGTATTTTGATGAGTATGGCATTGTTGGAGATGCCTATCCACACTACCATTCAATGAAAAAAATATCTAGTGCATATAAAGATTTAAAGAAAATGCTTCCAGAAGATGCCGATGATAGACGCTAGAGGTATCCCAACTTGTGAGTGTCCAAGTTGTGGCGGTACATTGTTTAGAGCGTTAGTATCATTTGATATAGCAACATACATGGTAGGAATGTACCATTTAGATATACAGTGTAATGATTGTGGAACTATGTGTACCGCTCCAACACCGCTAGATCATCCTGAACATCCAACTCAGGATTACGGAGTCAAGGAATGATTATTCCAAAATTAAAAAGTTTTGAACAAACCATAGAGTATGACTATGCTGTTTGTGAGATAGAAAAATGCATTGATGAAGCAAAGGTTCTTGCAATGACAGATACAAGATATGTAGACTTTTGTAAAAAACATCATAAAGAATATATACTGGAGGAAAAATGAGAGACATCGTACTATCAGTACTAACAGGTTTTGGATGTGGTGTTGTATTTGCTGCATTCAAATTGCCAGTTCCAGCACCACCTGTTTTTGCAGGGGTCGCAGGCATCGTAGGCCTATGGGCTGGCTATGCAATACTAATGAAAGTTATATCCTAGGAGGAATAAAATGAATGAACAAATTAAAGCAGTTCTTGCATCATACGGACGATCAGTTCTTGGTGCAGCAACAGCAATGTACGCATCTGGTGTGACAGATCCAGAGACTTTGGCTTACTCGCTAATTGGTGCACTTGTGCCAGTAGTTTTGAGAGCAGTCAACCCTAACGACAAGGCATTTGGACGTATGCCTGCTGAATCAGATATTGAAGCAGCACTAAAGAATGCTAAGGTTGTTAAGAAGAAGGCTGCAAGAAAGCCTGCTGCAAAGAAGTAAGTTTATCTTACATAGAAGGGCGGATCTTCGGATCCGCTTTTTTATTTCTCTAAAATGTCTAGATACTTTTGTTTTAAGTTTTCTGTAGCAAAGTTGTTCATACCAATGTCAAACGCTTTTTGTTTTTGTTCAACCTTGTTTGAATTTTCCATATATTCGTCTACTAACTTTGCAAGAAGTTTTGTATTTCCATCATAAACATCTATAATTGTTTTTGCATGAAACTGATTTATTTTATTAGACTCTACTAACCAGTTTTCTGGAAGTATGGTATTATTTGGAGATATCTTTGTCATAAAGACTGGAAGACCGCTCATAAGTGCCTCATTCATTGGAAGGCATAGACCAGCGTATCTTCTTGGCAATACCATAGCATCAAATCCATTATACATGTCTTCTCTATTTTCTGGATTTGCTATTTCAATTGTTAACCTAGGATCATTGCACTTAATATTTAAGACACTTTGACTTTTTATAACAAGTTCGTAGTCTGCCTTTGAATACTTAAGCATTTCAACTACAGTATTTGTACCATTTCTATCAAAGGTTGCTGCTTTACCACCAATATGCAATAATCTTTTATGATTTTTGGAAATGTTATTTAATTTTACTTTAGAAAATAAATCAGGGGTTGTTGGTGGCGGTAGATGAACTATGTTACTTTTGCTACCAAACTTATCAACAATATCCTCAAATCCCCATAGGCTTGGGGCTATCATTGTGTCTGGAAGTTCTTGGTTTGGTCTTTGAAGGTAATCTAAGAATTCATAGTTATACTGTAAAAAAGTTTTAACCCCATGTCTTTTTGCAAGTGAGACAAACGTGTTACTATAAAATGTTTCACAAGTTAAAACAGCGTCAAGATTTTTTAAAAATGCACGAATTTCCTCAGTTCCTGGAAAACCACGCACATATTGGCAATTATATTCATTATATCTATCTGGATATTGTTTATTCTTATTAAATGATGCGGAGTTTATGAGCATAACCTTATCAGGCTTTAGCATTTCAACTAATTCCTTTGTCTGATTTCCTAGACCAGTATTGTCTGATCTTGCAATAATTCCAAGTTTCATTCGGTTAGCCCCCATGCTTCATCGTCTGCTGTAAACTTTCTTCCACCTTCACGGCCATCTAAATGATAAGATCTTTTAATATTTCCTTCTGGATGGTATATCCAAAGTTTATGGTCTTCCCATGAATCATCTTGAACTTTACCATGAAACTTATCCTCAATAAAAGTTTTCTCATCAGAGTATGGAAGAACAACATTTCTATAATATTGCACAGTAGTAAGATGTGGTCTCTGACTCCATTGAGTTGTTTTCATAAATACATCTTCAAGACCAAACATTAAATGATTATGATCTTGTGGTATTGATGCTTCAAAGTGAAAGCGAATAGTGTTTGCCCTTTTAGTTTTTATTAATTGAATACACTTGTCCCAATCTATTTCCATGTCAGGAGTAATCGGTGCATCCCCTTCAACATATAACATTAGCGGGGTATCTATTAAATCAATTGTTTTATTCATCATAGTTGTCTGGTGAGAGTGTTCATCAAATATAATAGGAAGAACATTGTTCCATTCATGCAAACACTTCCATAAAATTATATTTTTATATTCATCGTAATCTGCTTTGCGATTTAATCTTTCTTCTCTAAGTCCGTCCATCTGTAAAATTATTTCATTTTTAGGAAAATGAGATCGTATAGCCCCAATGGTTTCATCAATAATATGTGTATCTGGATGACTTGGCAACACAGATGTTGCTATTACAATTGTTATATCACTTTTCTTCATTAACTTGCCTCATAATCTTTATACCTAGGTTTCTCTTATATTTTATCCACCAAGAAACTATCGTATGCATATTTTGTGGATAGTTTTCCAACAAATTCGGTACTAAAGTAGTTAATTCTGACCAATCAGAAACATATGATGTAGGTGGCTCATACCCAAAAACATCTTTATAAAACTCTAGATAAATACCCTTTGAATTTATCATATCACCTATTGGTAGACAGAGCATCTCAATTGCCTCAAAGAACCTAAAGGTATCTACCGTTGCAGCACCAGCAGGCGCAGGAGCGATCTTGGCACTGGCTAAAGCCTTATAGTAGTCTTTAGGCTCTCCGCCCTGTGCAAAGCCTGCTGTGAGGGTAAAAAGGGTATTTGGCAGAGAGGGTAGCACCTCTGCTATTTGCTTCCTTCTTTGATGAGTTATCTGGCCACTAAAATATACGTCATAATCTTTTGAAGGGTATTCTGGAACTAACTTTTTTAAATGTTGGGGTACACCAATAGGTAGTTTATTTAATTTATGATGTTTAGCATATGGATACTGAACCCATATTTCAGCATTAGGATGTTTGATCTTGGTTATATCAAACCTACCTTCTTCGTCACCATTAATAAACAAAACAAGCCTTGATATTTTTTGTATTTCTTGATTGATATATTCCTCATGTCTAATGTTTTGTGGTCCAGGAACAACAACGATGGCTCTTTCCTCTTGTGGCAAAGATGTTACTTTAACTTGTTCTATCTCATACTTGG